TCCACTTCTCTTTAATCATAGATATTACATCGTCAATTACATCATAAGTTGCTATGGCCATATTACACCTTATCTGATACCTTCCTGTATTTAGGTATAACTACCTTTCTATATCCTCTTTGATTTGCTGAAGACCATCTTACTATTATAGGATCAAATTTTCCATATTTCTTCTCCTGTCTTGGTGTTAATATATCATTTGGGTCTGTTGTTGAATATCTTTTTAATCCATGCTCCATAATGCTATATCCAAATTTATATGTTAAATCTTTAATCATTCTCTTCTTTCCAGTCCTGCTTAGCTGGGAATACTCTCTTTGTAATCCTGGGTCTCTTCTTATAACCCTATATGTTACCCACTTTCTAAGTCGTTTAACATTTGGAAACGTTCCCTGTGGAACTCCATAAAACTCATAATCCATTATATCTTGAACACTTCCCCTTATGTATACTGATTTCCTGTCAGGATCATATACAACCATTTTGTTAATTTGTGACTCTGTAAAATCATTTTCTCTCATCCATTTTTTTAATGCCTTTAATCCATTCTTTGCATAATATTCTGACAACTCATTTATAAATTCATCCATAGTAACTTTTTTTCTTCTACCTTTGTTAGCCTTCACCAATGCTCTGGTCTGCATTAGAGCTAATCCTTTAATATTAGATGCTAAAACTTCTCTAACCATTTATGGTATCACAAATACTTCTCTACGATTTTCAATACATTTTTCAATGTCGTCCATCCACCTTGCTTTTACGGCCTGTAGATCTATTCCAGTACCACCCATAGGTAATCTATCCATTCTAAGACTTGTATTAACAAGTTCGATGGCAGTCATTTTAACAATACAGTCTTCAATATCTAATGGAATTGCAGAGTCACCTGCAAAATTTTCTCCACCATATCTATATGTAACTCTAACTCTGTTCTTTCTTAAAATTGAAAATATGAAACCTCTAAGATGTACTATACCTCTTTCATAATTAGCATCATACCACGTTCCATTACCTACTATGTTTTCCCAAGTAGAAGAAGAACCCTGCCAAATTTCTATTTTATCTCCTTCATCAGCATCAAATTCATAAATATTTCTATGTTGTAAGAATAATGGTGTACCCCATCCGAAAGTATAAAGTAATGGTAAATCGTGTAACTCTCTTGTTTTTGTTGTTGATCTCCATGCATGACCCATTCTTCGATCTAACTCGGCTTCCTTCCTATTAATGATCTTCTCAACCTGTGACTTATTTGGTGATGTTGTTGCAGTTATTGGTATTCTTAGGAAGTCTGCAACATCTCCTACTGTACAATACGTTGTTACCATAATTAATATAAATAGACTTTGTATTTAAGTTTACTTAAAAACTATAACATATTCAGCAGAACCTGTTACATCTGCGTATATTCCTGCCTCAAATCTCCTGTGAATAGCTTGTATATTTTGTACTGCCTCACCGAAAACTGTGAATTCGGCCGTTCCACTTCCAGATGTTCCATTCTTTAATATGACTTTTGCACCAGATGAACCTGGTTTTGAAACATGAACTGATACGACAACTCCATGAGCACCTTTAATTAAAGTGTCAGCGTTAACTGTAACTGCATTATGATTTAACTCTACCATATACCCTTTTAATTATGTCAATATATATAAACTTTCTCAATAAAAAGAAAAAAAAGGGGCTTTTTGGACTCTAGTAGCCTATGACTAGGAACTCAAATATCTTACTATTTGTAAGATTTGAGGCGTTTGCTAATTCTGCGAATGCTGCTCCAGCAGAGCCACCAACTGTATAACATTTGATTTTTTCGTTGGTCTTATCATATTCTACCTTGTGTAGTGAGTCCGTAAATGTAGGAACCACTGCAACGAGTGTAGATATTCTGCCCTCTTTGAGGTCAGCAGACACTCCGTTGGTTGCATAGTTGTCAGAGCCACCGAAGGTAACTTTGACAGCATATACTCGCAACTTTGATACCAAAGCTGCTTGCCATGAGAGAGTTTTTCTCACGTTAGCGTTTGTCCAATCTGATGAACTGATTGTTAATGCCATGTAATACATTTATATGGCTTATTAATAAAGATAACCCCCTAGTTTACACTAGAGGGTAAATTGTTTAACTTTGTTTAGGACTCCAACGCCCTAGAATGTGTAAGGCTCTGACTCTCACTACTTACTCTATAACTTACGTTAATATAAAGATTAAAAAAATAAAATGCCCAAAGGGCTATCAATTTTATTCTAGAGTTTTATATCTCTGATTTTGCCTTGAGATTTAAAGTGTCTACAAACAGTTTCGCCCATAGTCCTGAATACACCTTTCTCAACAAATGCATTGTTGACAAATGGATATCCTGGTGAACGTCTTGTTGCTTCGTAGTACTCTGTTGGAATTGCTATTTGAATTCCGATCCTTGGGTAACCATATCCTTCTGCATCTGATGTATCAAATGCGAATAATCTACCGATTTCTGAAGAATCTCCAGAGTCGCTAGGTGCATCCTTTGATGGTATGAATGGAATTCCATAGATTGAATCTACGTGAATACCTACTCCAGTACCTTTGAATGTTTGGATACCGTTTACATCTACCTGTACTAAACTTTCACCGTATGGGTTTGGAATACGTACAGATGGCATGTATAGACCTTGTATTTCAGAGTATACTTCGTGAGAACCTAGGAATACGTTTGGATCTTTACCGGCTGCAATTCTAATCTTTCGTAAGAAAGATCTCAAAGTGTCGTCAGTTAAAACTCCATTTGTTCCGATTGTTCCAGAAGCTGATTCAACAGTGCTGTCAAAGGTTGTTGAACTATCTCTGTCAATAGTGGCGTTTGCTGCCCATGGATCATATGAACCAGTGGTTGAACCACCTAATGCAGTTTCTTCTGCGCTAGATGAAACAATACGGTCAAGTGATTCAAAGTCGCTTGTGCCAGCG